TAATAAACAAATAAAAGAGCGTGGAAATGTTCGCATATTAATATTAAAGTCCAGGCAGACGGGTATATCTACTTATTGTCAGGCACGAGGTTTTTGGAAGACAGTTACCGCACAGAATCAAAACGCTGTTGTAGTGTCGCACCTTAATGAATCCACCAAAGCTATTTTTGGAATGGTTAGAAATTTCTATGATAATTTACCCCACCCCGTTGTCACCCCTGAGCTTAAAGAATCTACAAGTAATTCCATGGCGTTTACCCACGGATCAAGATGGAGAATCGCTACTGCCCGAACCGGGGAGGTTGGTCGTGGTTGGACAACGAACTATTTACACGGATCAGAGGTAGCCTTCTACCCCAACTCAGATATTATCCCAGGTCTACTACAGACAGTCCCCGAAGCAGAGTCCGAAATATTATTAGAGTCTACAGCCAATGGAGCAGGCGGTTGGTTCTACGATGCGTGTATGAGAGCTTTGCGTGGAGAAGGCGAGTGGGAAATATGTTTTATCCCGTGGTACATGATGCCAGACTATCGCAGAAAAATAGATCCGTATTTTGAATTAGAGCGTGAGGAGGAAGATGTAAAGCGTATGTTTAATCTAGACGATGAGCAAATTATGTTTAGAAGATTAAAGATGCAAGAACTTGGAGGCGAAGATCTATTTAGGCAGGAGTACCCGTCTACCCCGCAGGAGGCGTTCCTCACCACAGGAAGATTATTTGTTGAGCCTAAGTATATAGATCAAGCAGCCGTTGAATGTTATTCCCCAATTTCCCGCTATGACGTGCGAGAGAATGATTTTGTACCACACGAAAAGGGGCTACTAAAAATTTTCGAGAATCCAAAGGATTCTTTGAGATATTGTATAGGAGTAGATGTTGCGGAGGGGTTAGAGCATGGAGATTACTCCGTCATCCAAGTCTTGGATCATATGGGCTATCAAGTTGCCACATGGTCTGGTCATGTAGACCCCTTCGACCTTGCGTACATAGTCGCGAAGATTGGACATTTTTATAATAAAGCGTGGACACTTATTGAAAGAAACAATCACGGTCTAACTACGATTAGAAAAATACAAGAATTAAATTATCCAAATCTTTATGTACAACAAACAGTCGATGATGCTTACACAGATAAATTAACAAGGCGTGCAGGGTTTTTAACAACAAGCAAAACCAAGCCTTTAATTATTGATAACTTAGCCCACTTACTACGACAGGGAGAAAGTGGTATAGTAGACCAAGAGCTCGTAGACGAGCTTAGAACTTATGTCGTAGACGCAAGAGGAATATCAAATGCACAACATGGGTGTTTTGATGATAGAATAATGGCATACGCTATTGCTTTGTTCGGATTAAATAGTATGCCGAGAAAACATAGACAAAATTTTAAACGGGTGAAAAAACAATTTTTTTAAATGGATATAGATAAAGAGTTAGGACCTGAAGGAATATCAGCAGCTGTAGACACAGACGATCAAGAGCAGCATGAACTTAATTCCCTTGGACACATATTAGAATCAAAGTACACAGAGTATAAAGATGCTCGTGACGACATAGAAGATGATTGGATTGAAGATCTAAGAGCATTTATGGGTCAATACGATCCAGAGGTTCTTGCCCAAATCCAACAGAAGGGTGATAGATCACAAGTCTATGTTGGTCTAACGAGAACAAAGGTATTGGCTGCATTCTCAAGAATGACAGACCTTTTATTTCAACCCGGTCAAAAATTCTTCTCTATTGAATCAACACCTATAGTTAAACAACCTTTAGTGGAGCAAGAGCTAACAGAACAAGCTGCATTAGAAATTATGCAAGCAGCACAAGTCGTTGACCCCGGATTGGTTGATGATTTAATTCAAGCAAGATTAAAAGAACTCAAAGAAGATTTAGAAAAAGAAACAGAGATGCGTGTTGAGAATATGGAAGAAGCCATTCTCGACCAAGCGATTGAAGGAAACCTTGAAGGCAAAATGAAAGATGCCATCATGGAACAAGTTATATTTGGTACTGGTGCTATGAAGGCTGGTACTCTAAGAGTAGACAAAGATCATAGATGGGTAAAATCAGAAGATGGTTTTAATTTAATTTATGAAGAAAGTCCTGCCCCCGAAATGGAGGCTGTATCTATATTTGATTTATACCCTGATCCTTTCGCAACGTCTATGGAAGATATGCGTGATATATTTAGAAGACACGTTATATCAAGACAAGAGTTTGTAGATCTAAAAGACTATCCTGGATTTAATATAGATTTGATTAATGAGTGTTTGGAAATGAATCCTGATGGGAATCACGATGAAGCACAACACGAGAAGTCAAGAAGAGAAATAGCAAATGTTAATGACAGAACAACAGATACTAATAAATTTGAAGTCTTAGAATTTTGGGGATCTTTAAATGGATACGATCTAGAAGATGTCGGAATTGAGTTTAACGAAGACGATGATCTAGCACAAGAGTATAGTGCAAACATATGGATTACATCTGGTAAGGTTATTAAAGCACAGCTTAATCCGCTTCCGGGACAAATCATTCCATACTTTATTTTCCCGTATGAAAAAAATCCACACGCCTTCTGGGGAACAGGAGTTCCTAGAATGATGCGTGATTCACAAAACACAATGAATGCTGCAACAAGAATCTACTTAGATAACGTAGCATTATCATCTGGTCCTATGGTAGAGGTTAATACTGATATCATGGCTTCAGGTGAAGACCCAACAGAACTATATCCTTGGAGAGTATTCTTAAGAGAGGGTGGGGATGGTAATCAGCCCATGGTTAGATTCTATCAACCACAATCAAACTCGCCAGCACTAGTTTCTGTTATTGAATTATTTAGAAGGTTTGCAGATGAAACAACTGCATTACCATCATACACACACGGACAAACACAAAGCTCACTAAATAGAACTGCTACAGGTATTTCTATATTAATGAGTAATGCAAACATTGTTTTAAAATCCGTAATTAAAAACATTGACGACTATTTAACTAAACCAATGATACGATCTTTGTATGATTGGAATATGACTTGGAATGAAGACGAGTTAGTTAAATCAGATATGCGTGTCGTAGCCAAAGGTTCCACAGCCCTAATACAGAAAGAAGTACAATCTCAAAGATTGTTACAGTTCCTTTCTCTTATTAATAATCCACTTGATGCACAAATGGTTGATCGTGAAAAACTATTAACCGATATTGCAAAATCATTAGATATTGATCCAGAGGAAGTTATTAAATCACAAAAGGAGTTAGCGGATGAGCAAGCACTACAACAAGCTATCATTGCCAGCCAGCAAGGCGGTCAAATTAATCAAGTCCAAAATGCCGACGGAGTGGTCGGTCCTGATGGAAGAAATGGAGTTGCTCCGCCAAATGGAGAGGGACCAGTTGGAAATAACGGAGGACTACCGCTTTAGTCAAGGTCGTTGCGACATTTTGAAATATATTGTATCTTTAGATACGATTGCCGACAAAGTAATCAACTCGTTAGGCTCCCGAAGGGAAACACCTAACATATATAAATAATTTTTATCGACACCCCAAATAAGGACCGTAAAAATGGAAAGAGAAAAAACTAAAGGCGAGTTAATCGCCGAAAAGCTTGAAAAAGAAGCTGATGAGATGTTGAAGCATATTGAAAACTCTCAGACGGAATCAGAGCCAGAAGCCAAAGGGTTAGCTACCGAAGAGGCTGAAGTCGAAGACACCCCCGAAGAAGTTGTAGAGGATGCCGAAACTTTACCCGATGAATCTCAGGAAACTGAAGAAGCATCTGATCAGCAAGAAGAAGAGATTCAGGAAGAAGAGAATAAATCTGATAAGGGTTTGTTATCTGCGGAACAGTGGGAAGAAAGGTACAAGAATGCTCAGGCAAGAATGACCAAGGCTACCCAGAGAGAAAAAGAACTCGAATCTAAAATAGCGGAGATGGATAATAAAATCAAAGCTATGGAAGTAATGAAGTCTGATGCTCGGATTGAACAGCAAAAAGAAGAGGTGAATATAGATCTAGGTGAGATTGCAAAAGATTACCCAGAGATAGTGAAACCACTTCAAAAATACGTTGATGCTCGCATCGCGTCTGTTGATCAAAAAGTAAATCAGGCAACTGAAGAGGTCTTGAAGGCTCAGAAAGAAGAAGCAGATAAGAAGCATTACGGAGCTATAGCAGAAGCTCATGCGGATTGGAAGTCTCTATCATCTAGTGAAGATTTCACTTTATGGTTGGGAAGACAGTCTAGGATGTGGCAGAACGCAGCTAGTGAAGGAGATGCACAGGATGTAATATCCCTCTTAACAAAATATAAAACTGATTTAGGTCTTATTTCCAAAAAAGCTTCCAAAGAGGATTTGGTGGAAAAGGCAAAACAAAATGTTGAACCTTCACTCTCTAAAGCCAGGAAGCAAAACGTAGGTAGCAGTAAAAGAATTTGGACTGCGGCTGAAATTGGCAAACTTTCTGATAAACAGTTTAGTAAGCACGAAAAAGAAATTGATCAAGCTTATGCCGATGGAAGAGTTCAGCCCTAATTGATTTATTGCTATTAATATTAAATTTTTTATAAGAGGTAATTTATAATGGCATATTCAACATCAAGCGGAAGTTTTAGTTTCGCTGCTGGAGAAAATCATTTCATACCTGAAGTCTTCTCTAAGAAGTTACAAGCTAAGTTTTACGCTCAGACCGTTTTATCTGAAGTAACAACTAACGAGTACGAAGGAGAAATTTCAGGGTTAGGTAACAAAGTAAACATCAGAACAGTTCCTGCTGTATCAGTAGCGGACTACACAGGATCTATTTCCTACAGTGATGTTACTTCATCTACTATCGAATTAGATATCAACAAAGCTAAAAGCTACGCTTTTAAAGTTGACGATATTTTAAGAGAGCAAGCAGATATTGATTTCATGAACGAAGCAGCTAATGACGCAGCTCAAAACATGAAAATCGCTATCGAGCAAGATGTATTCGCAAACGTAGCGGCTGGTTCGTCTTTAACAGACATCAACGGCACACCTGCTAATATTACATCTTCAACTGTTCTTGGACATATCCTTGACGCTGGACAGCTTCTTGATGAAAACAATATTCCAGAAGATGGAAGATTTATGATCATCAACCCTGCTGTTGCAACAGTGTTAAAGCAATCAGAACTAAGACAAGCATACTTAACAGGTGACAATGTTTCACCATTAAGAAATGGCTTTATTGGTACAGTTGATAGATTCAATATGTATGTATCTAACAACCTGTCTACAACATCAGGTGTAACATCTGGTTTATATGGACATCCAAAAGCTATTGCTTATGCTTCTCAAATGACTAACACTGAAACTGTAAGACTTGAGTCTTCATTCGGTGATGGCGTTAGAGGTTTAGCTGTGTACGGTTACAAAGTAATCTTACCAACAGCTATCGGCGAATTTAAGCTACAAACTGCTTAATATTTAGCTATTGCTTTAAGGGGTCTTCGGACCCCTTTTTTTATGCAAATCTTACTAGATTGAATTACTACATTTGTGATACCTTATAGGCATCTAAATATTAGTGAGAGAATTATGACAAAAGATGAATTAATAAAGACAGCAAAAGAAAATTTTAATGTCTCATTAAATCCAAAAGATAAGTTAGCAGATTTAGAGCAACAGTTTGCTTCTTTAGAATCTTCAGTAGAAGTAGTAGAAGAAGTTGAAGTTGTTAAAGAAGGCAAAGATCCAATCGCTTCAAGAGGTGAATACGGTAAGATTGTATTATGGAACCCTAAGCACAGACCTGAGCATTGGGAATTTATTTGGAAAAAGTCTGAACTATCTAAAGAAGAAAAAGAATCATTGGGATTATAAATGGCAACAATAAAGGTTATTGATGTCATTGATAAGGCTGAGCAAATTTTACAAGACCCTACCAACGTTAGATGGGGTCAACAAGAGTTGCTTGACTATTTGAATGATGGTCAAAGGGAAATAGTTTTATTTAGACCAGACGCTAAAACTAACAACGAATCGTTTACTTTAGCACAAAGCTCTAAACAAACTTTACCATCCTCAGCATTAAGACTAATAGATATATACAAAAATATATCACCTGAGACAAGCCCAATAACTTTAATTGAAAGAAAGATCTTAGATGATCAAATAGATGATTGGTATAACCAAAGCTCAACCTTTGTTGAACATTATGTTTATAATCCAATAGATCCTAAGAACTTTTATGTTTATCCATATCCTTCAACTTCTGGAAACACAATAGAAATTGTTTATAGTGCATCACCAGCAGATATAACTATCAGTAATTTTTTATCTGATACCGATACTATAGAGCTTGATGATGTTTACGCGAATGCAATATTAGATTATATTTTATATAGAGCGTATCAGAAAGATACAGAGTATTCTGGAGACTTACAAAAGTCAGCAAACTACTTTAATACTTTTCAAAATGCTTTAGGAATTAAACAACAGGTAGACGCTGGAGCAACACCAAGACCAGCAACACCATCAGAGTAAAACATGGCAGTATCAAAAAAAATAGACACTCTTATACCCAAGGTTAAAAGGGAAGTGCCTAGCTGTCCTAGAGCCGTAATGCTTGATGAAATAAGAAATACTATTATAGATTTTTGTATCAATACAGATATTTATGTTCAGGACTTAACACCATTTTTAACTATACAAAATATAAATCAGTACGAGTCTGATAATTTAGATATACCCGCTGGAGCTGAGTTAAATCACATTTTAGACATATACAGATCTTCATCTCCTTCAAATACACCCTTATCTAAAAAAAGTTTAACCCCATTAGAGGCTAAATCACAGATAGGTGGTGTTTCTATTTTTAATTTTTATGGTGCGGGAAGAATTAAATACTACACACAAAAAGATCAAGAAACTATTTTGTTTGCACCAACTCCAGAGGAAAACGAAACACTGTATGTTTTATATAGTTTAAAACCAACACACACAGCAACAACAGTTCCTAGTATAATAATTAATGAGTATAAAGAGGTTATAATACACGGTGCTTTATACAGGCTTCAAATGATGAAAGACAGTCCCTGGACCGATCTTCAAGCAGCAGACATCAACAAAAGAATGTATGATAAAGGTGAAGCACTTGCAGTAAGAAAATCTAAATACGGTGGAGTTGGAGCCCCACTAACTGTTAAGTATCAGGAGTTCATATAATGGCTTATTCAGAAACAATTAAATTAGTTAAAGGAGATACACTTCCAGAACTAACAATTACTTTAAAAGATAGTAACACAGCAGCGTCTGGTCAAACACTAGATCAAGAAGATCCTTCTACTTTTGCACCTATAGATATTACAGGCGGAACCGTAAGAGTAAGAATAAGACAAATAGGATCTACAACCATATTAAAAACAATCGTTGCAACAATTACAGATGCAACAGCAGGAAAGGTTTCAATGTTATTTCCAGCAGATACTTTTGAAGATGCAGGATTCTTTGAGGCTGAAGTAGAGTACACAACATCAGGTGGAAATATACAAACTGTTAATGACTTAATTAAATTAAGTGTGAGGGATGATTTTGACTAATGGCTATAAAGTTTACTGTAGAATATTCTTCTCTACATCTTACAGCCACTAGACAGAAACTCGCATCTTTATCTTTATCAAGCGATCCTTCTGCTCTTTTACAATTTGTAAATCTTAAAACAACACAAGATTATACTGATCTTAATGCTGTTCTATTTTTAGATGCAGAAACTAAAAACCTTTATTTCTCATCTCAGTATGACTCACCACAAGTACAAATTATATCTATAAGTGATGCTCCTGTTCTTAACATAGAACCAAATAAAGTTGATTCTCTCGGTATGACCGATGCAGCCCCAATAAAAAATATTGGAAAGGGTGAGTCAGATGTTGCTACATTGTCAGAAGATTTACAAAAAACTATATTATTTATTAGAGATTTTGGAGACTCTTATGGATTTACAGATAGTGAATCCTTGGCGACTGGGCTCGGGAAAGAAGAAAGTTTAGCCTTATCAGAAACCGATGTTAAGCAAGTAGGTTTACAAAAATCAGATACAACAAATATATCAGAATCAAGTGAATTATTATTTAGCACACCAAAAGCAGACAGCCTATCAATGTCTGAATTATTTTCAAGGGTGGTAACATTCTCTAGAACCTTTAGTGACGCTGTAACGCTAGATGATTTAGCAAGTGCAACAGATCCACTACAAACAGACAGCATACTTGATAAAGACAATATAGCAACAATAACTGAAGAACTTAATTACTCTGCTTCATTTATAAAAACAGACTCTTTTGGTGTTAGTGAGTCTGATGTTATATCTTTTAGCAGTCCAAAAACAGACGGAGTTTCTATAGCAGAAACAAGTCTTATATCCTTTAACAAACCCTTCTCTGATAGCTCTTCACTATTGGACTTAGAAGTGATATCTTTTAACAAAGGCTTGTCAGATACCTTGGGCATTTCTGAATCTATAAGTGTATTATTTATTCCGGGTGCTGCAAGTTCTGTCCTTAATACTCAAGCCTTAAACACTAGTGTATTAAATTAGGAGACTATAAATGTTAAACGATGGATTAAAACTTACAGGTAAGTTAAGTATTGCGATCAACAATGAGGTTGTGCAAGAAATACCAAATGTAGTTGTAACAGACGGAAAGGGTTATGTTGCCTCAAGAATGAAGGACGCAACAGCCACGGCTATGTCACACATGGCTATTGGAACAGACTCTACCGCAGCGGCTGCATCAGATTCTGCTTTAGGCAGTGAATCTGGAAGAGTTAGTTTAACCTCAACAACAGTAACCAATAACGAAGTTGAATACGTTGCAACTTTCGGTGCTGGTACTGGTACAGGGGCTATAACTGAAGCTGGTATTTTAAACGCATCATCAAGTGGTACATTGCTTTGTAGAACAGTATTCTCAGTTGTAAATAAAGGTGCAGCTGATTCAATGACTATTACTTGGACTGTTACTGTAAGTTAATTTAAGGAGTCAACGAGATGGCTGTTAAATTTACTAACAACGCCAAAACAACGCTTGCTTCTGGAATAAACAGCAGTGTCACCACGGCTACCGTCACAGATGGATCTGTATTTCCAACTCTAGGTGCAGGTGAGTATTTCTATTGTACTTTTGATGACGGTACTAATAATGAAATAGTAAAGGTAACAGCAAGAAGTGGTAATACGCTTACCATTGTTAGGGGTGTCGACAACACTACCGCCAGATCATTTAGTGCAAGTGATGCAGCAGAATTAAGAGCAACATCAGCCTTACTAACAGACATACAAGAAAACATTGCAGCTAAGTCTGCAAATCAAACAGTTTACTCAGCGACAACTGCAAGTAGTGCCACAGATTATGATATAGGCATAGACCCCGGAGTTGAGGCTAATGCTAGTGTCTTCTTAGATGGTGTATATCAGCACCACGATACTTTTAGTTTTAGTGGTAGTACCTTAACCTTTGATACCGCCCCTGTAGATGGTACAGCTTTAGAGGTTATAGTTGATAATTTAGTCAACCTTCAATCTTCTAATTTAACCGTAGATACTTTTATCGCAGCAGATGTTGGTGGAAGCCCACAAGTAGATTTTACCCTATCAGATGCCCCAGCTGCAGAAACCAATCTAATAGTTTTTGTTGACGGAGTATTTCAAGCTAACGACACTTATACCATATCAAGCACTACTTTAAGCATGACAGATGGTGTTACAGCAGATAGGGTTGTAACAGTCTATGTTATGAACCCAGTTAATATAGGAACACCAAGCGATGGTACCATAACTAGTTCTAAGCTATCTGGCGATATTACTATGCCGGGTGATCTTACTGTAACAGGAGACGTTGCTTTTGATTCACCAACCTTCGTAGTTGATAACGCTAATTCAAGAGTGGGTATTGGTACAGCCTCACCCTCAACCCTTTTAGATATAGTTGGCGATGTCAAAATGTCCGCCAACTTAACAGTTGATACATCTACTTTAGTTGTTGATGCTACAAATAATAGAGTTGGAATTGGAACGAGTAGTCCTGATGCACAGGGTGGCAATCAAAGCACTATTTTAAATATTGAAGGTTCAGATAATATTACATATTTATCAGGTGGTAGTGGTGGTAATGCTATAGATGATGGTTTTGCTATAGAGGGTGTAGCTACAGGAGTTTCAAGTGGAGACAAGCGAACTGGCTCTATTATGATGTTTAGAGAAAATACCTCTACTTCATCATTAAATTCTCAAATGGCTTTTTATACTACAGGTTCAGGCACTCACGCAGAAAGAATGCGTATTGATTCTTCAGGCAACTTGTTGGTGGGTACTACTACTGCTTTTGCAAAAACATCTATTGCTGCATCAAAAACTGCAACTTCAATTGGCACAGACTACAATCCTAGTATCCTTAATATTCAGAACACAAATGCTACAAACGGCAACCTCTCTCTTATTGGTTTTCAAGATGCTTCTGCTTTTGTTAATGTGGCTTCAATTGGTGCAATTAATAATACACATTCAGCAAGTCCAAACTCCACATCTGGTTCTCTTGGTTTTTACACAAAGCCAACTGGTGTTGGATATGTAGCAGAAAGAATGCGTATTGATTCTTCAGGCAACTTGTTGGTGGGTACTACTGATGATGTAGCTCATGTAACCTCAGCTTCAGGCGAAGGTATTGCTTTGTCTGCTGGTTCTTATGGTGGTTTTATTGGTGCAACGAGAGCTTCAGATGTTGTCTTAGAATTGAATAGAACTGGAACTACTGGAGATATTGTTAAATTTAGACAAGGAGGAGTATTAGTTGGAAGTATATCAGTTACAGGTTCTGCAACAGCCTACAACACATCTTCTGATGCTAGACTAAAAGACGTTACAGGCGAAGCTAGGGGTCTTGAAGTAATCAACGAACTCAACCCAGTTGCATATAACTGGAAAGCAGATGGCAAAGCTGACGAAGGTCTTATAGCTCAAGAAGTAAAAGAAATAGTACCAAATGCTGTATCAGGTTCTGAAGAAGAAATGTATCAAATGGACTACAGTAAATTAGTAGTACACCTTGTAAAAGGTATGAAAGAACAACAAGAACAAATAGAAACACTCAAGCAGGAAATCCGGGAGATAAGAGAAGGTGGCTAATACCAAGATCACAACAAACGTAATAGCAGACGGAGCAATAACCAGTGCTAAGTTAGATACAGATATAAGCATCTCTGGATCTATTACAGGCACACTAGCTACAGCAGCACAACCTAATATTACAAGTGTTGGTACTCTTACAGGATTTACTTCAACAGGTATTGATGACAATGCAGATGCTACTGCTATAACTATTGATAGTAGTGAAAATGTTGGAATTGGAACTACTTCAGGAGATGTATTTGGTAGATTTTATGCTAGGTCAGTAAGTATTGATTCTTCAGGTGTATCTAAATTACAAATTAATAGTGCTACTGGTCAATATGCAGGTATCGATTTTGGTGTAAATGGAACTAGAACTGCTGATATAAATTCAAGTGCAAGTTCATTAGCTATAAACACTATTGGTGCTATACCTATGACATTT